GGTCATCTTCATCATCTGCCTCCCAGATTGTGCCGATAACTTCATCGTAGATTTCATCTTGAGACTCAACATCAAGTGCTTCATCATCAAGATCATCAGTGAAATCAAACTCAATTTCAGTAACTTGGAATTGCATCACTTACGAAGCGGTGAATTGAAGTAACGAGTGAAGCATAGCACCAGGATGATGCCAGTAGAGATGACACCGACCAGTCCAAGAACTGTCACAGTGTCGCCAGTGAAAGTGTAAGTGTCAGGTGTCATTTCTTATCAGGAGGATGAACAGAGGAAGGATCATAAAGACCACCACCTTCGCGGTCTTCAAGATACCAGAGGATAGAAAAGGTGGAGAGAATGACTCCACCCAGAATCAAAGTTACCATCAATCCTCCTCATCAAAGAGTGCATGAATCTTGTTCCTGATAGCATAAACATCTTCAGGATTGAACAGATCATCATCAAGCGCATTGCCGATGAAGTTGTAGATCAGATCCCACTGATCTTCAGTGAAGAGTTGGCGGTAGATGGTCTTGGAGAGGGTGTCTGCCATGGGGTGGGTGTCTTGAGAACAAAGGTAATGTAGAACGGATTGAGGGGAAGGTCAACCCCCCAGTGCCAGTTGTCAGAGTGTCACATTGCTGTTGACAAACTCATTCCAGGTCTGCTCATCCTCATCTTCATCCCGCATCTCAGGGATGTCGAAGATCTCACCAGGAGCATCCTGAATCTCAGACCAGAAATCGGTGTCGAAGTCCATAAGAGGTGTGGTTGTGAACTCCAGAACTCTAAGGGTCTTGTAGAAGATTCTGGAGGGGTCTTGTGACACTCTACCAAGTGTACCATCAGGGGGTTGACAAGTTCTTAAATCGACAGTAGACTACCTTTGTCCCGGTTGAAGATCATAATATAAAGAATACTCTAAAGGTATCACGACCGAAGGGAGTGAATGAGCGAAGCGAATTGATCTAGACACAAAAACATGACTCCTAAGTGATTGGAATTAAACGCAGAAATCCAATCAGGAATCGTCCTTCTTTTTTTATTCTAGTATGTCACCTCTTTATTATGTCCTATTTTATTATGCCGGAGATAGGATTCAACTCCCTCTTGTATAATCTAGTTTGTAGAATCTTCTAACATCTTTTGAGATTGTTACCTCTTAATCCCGTAGGAGAGTTCAATTGCTACTTAAGATGTTAGAAGATTCTTGTTGGTTTTATTTATGCAGTTACATAGTTAGGAATCTCGACGAGTTCCACTGGTGCCTTATAGTTGATCTTATAGCACTTCCAATTATCGTCGAGATTGTACAGATAAGCGTACTCTTCACCGCAATTATCTCTCACAAACTCGTCGAAAGAACTGTGCATAATGTCCAGTTCTTCACCACGCTCAGTATAATAGAGTGGTTGAGGTTCACGATCATTCTCATACATCAGATACCCTGCGGCATCAGACATCCATTCTCCATTCTCATCACGAAGAGAATTAGAGTTCCACTTTCCACGAGTGCGAAGAGTACTCATACCACCACCGTCGATGAGTTCTTCTACATCTTCACGGTTCAAATAATGCTGAACCAGAGTTTTACCATTGCCTTCAGGATAACCATCCCAGTGACAATAAACACTAACCACAGAATGGTCAGGAAGTTCGATACCAATGCGTGAACGGGTTCCCATGGTGTTTGTGGTGAACTGTGAAAATTATAGGGCACTCAGAGCGGTGTCTGTGTGCCCCGTGGACAGGTCTCAGAGTGTCACAGGAGGTCTGCGTACTCTCCAGACTCCAGAGCGTCCTCCAGAGCGATTACAAGACCGTCGAAGTCCTCTGACGATGGTAGCACACCGACAAGGATGTCCACAAGGTCTCCGTACTCCTCCCGAAGGTCATTCAGGTACTCGGTGCGATTGGCGAAACCGTTGTCTGTGTAGATGGTCATGAGTGGTTCAGGTGTTGAACGAGGTCAACCTAGGTCAGAAAAGCGTGAGTTGCACTGCCTCATGGGACGGTTGTTTTTCTGTCACAAGGAGGCGTATCCGATCCAATTGATCTGTGCTTTCGCGTGCAGGAGACCCATCTTCGGTGTCAAAGAGTCCATAAGAACTGATTGGAGTATGTTATAATGTCTCACCATGTTCATAATATGCAACATTATCATCGATGAAGATCTTCAAAATGGATCAAACTCCTTTATATTTGCATGTACATTCTCATCGCCTTCTAGATCTAGAAGATCCTTCCAATCTATATCACGCACATCTAGATCATCATAACAGTCTATATCTAGAGTGACAATGACTCTGCGCTTCTGCATTAGCATAAGAACTCGTTGTGAATGTGTACTAGATTCTATCATGCATAATGGCGATATGCAAGATCTTGATAATCTTGCCCATCTCGTGCATAATCCTCGTCGAGATCTGATGCATCTTGTGCATAATACTCGTCGAGATCTGCATAATCGTTGCTGTATGTATAGTCGAGATCGTAGTCGTCGTACATAACTCGTCGAGATAACTGTGTTTATTGTACCATAAAACTCGACTAGATGCAAGAAGGTGCAGGTCTCGTCGAGATTATCATAAGAATATATAGGTTTTATTATGATAAAATGTTATATAATGCTAACATTTCATAATTTTTTGCGCCTTGTGCCAGTTTTTTTGGTGTCCTGGGGCTTGACAAACTGCGCGTCTTATGATACGCTCGCCAAACTTGCATAAGACTCGGAGGTTTATAAGGTATTATAAGGATTTAAAGAGTATTATAAGGCATTAAAGAGTAATAAAACTACAATACAACAGAACTATTATAAAAAATTGTCAGCGAATTAAAACACACTTATATATTTTTTAATACATTTTTTAATTAAAAATAATATAAAAAAATATGTTTTCCAGGAGTTTCAACATATTTCGCATCTCCACTTTCAAGAGCATCTTTGACTTTTTGTGCAAAAGGTTTTAGATTTTTATTTCCATATTTGTCAATATGATAAGTACGAATACACTTATCATGATAGATCTTTCCATCATAATCGATCACTCTTCCTTTTGCAGTCATACCATGATGTTCAAAGTTTGATGCCCTATAAATCGTTCCTTGATGATTATGAAAGGTATCTGCATAAGAGATTACCATCTTATAACCAGTATTCTTCTTTAACCATCTTAAAGTTTTACCAATAAAATAAGACTCTGTATTCTTTGGTGTATGATCAATGCAACAAAGACGACGAAGTTCTACAATTTCATTTTCAGCATTGACATACTTTCTCCAGGTATTTGCCATTCCAAGTGGACCATAGATCATTGCACCAATCAAATTATTCTGATAGAACAGACCAAATACATGAGAGATTCGAAGACCATTAACATTTGCAGAATAATGCCATGTTTCTACAAAATCCCTAACATACTGAATTGTAGTAGGTTTTACAACAAAGTCTTTAACTCTTACATCTCTATAATCAAGATCTTCATAAAGTAGGGATGATAGTGCATTTAACTTCATCATATGTCTCTCGAATTACCTTTACTATTGTATCATAAACATCGGAATAATTCATGCCTATCCTAGACCAAAATACATCAGCGCCAAGGTATAGAACATCATCCTTCACATACTCATAAGATTCGCCAAGGGCAGTAACAAAGAATGGTTTTGTATTATTTTTCTTTGTAGTGATTAGAAGTTTTTGAAGTGAATCATTCTTATGTGTACCTGTCTGTGTATTCTTATTCAGTTTCATTTGTCCTTCACCAAAGTCAGTGCGAAGATCAATACCAGAAACCTTTTTAAACTTCGAATCTATATTAATGACATTCGTTCCACATTGTGCCGCGACTTCTTGAAGTGCATATCCAAGACACGTTGCAAATGTCCTTTCAAACGTACAAATCACATTCAATTGTGGAACTGCTGCCTTGATGATATTCAGATTATCCTTACTTTCTAAAATATTTTTTTGAATCTTTTGAATTGTTTTGGTCTTAATCGGAATTAGCAAATCATAAATCTTAGAATCAATCATAAAATTAATTACTCCTTTACGTCTTATTCTTTCCCGCCTTGCTGAAAGCATTTGCGCGGTATCAACTCTTGATTCATTTTAACCTCCACCATAAACAGTCGTTATAGTTGGAAAGGTTATTTGTGGTTTTACGGGTGAACTTGGGATCTTAAAGATTCTTATACCCTTCGGTTCAACCGTACCAAAGGTATGTATAAAATTTTAGATTTTCACTCTACGCTTCAGTTCTTCAATCAGAAGATCTAGATAAGCATCAGCATCTGGTACATTTAAAATAGCAGCGTCTGCAATCTCAAATGACAGATCACAATCATCCAGATCTTTTAATTCTTCTTGAGTGTAGAATCCGTAATCATCCATGAATAAGGTCTTCAAGTTCTTTCAGTAGTTCAGGCGTAAATCGTTCTACAATTGGTTCGTAATCAGTATCAGAATAATAGCAATAAGCATCATATTGTTCTGACAACTTCTCATCCAATGTCATCAGATTCTCAAGTTCTTGATTGATTCTGCAAATCAGTTGATCTTGATTCATTTTAAGATCCACCATAAACATAAGACACTACCTCTTCCTTGTTGTAGAGAACATTCTCAATCACCTTAATTGGTGCTTCATTAAACTCTTTTTGTGCTCGATCTCTAAAGTAATCAGAACCAATACCAAACTCTTTCATAAAGATTTGTTCGCATCGGGGCATAGATTCTGCTGCAATGACACACATTCCTTCAGTGTAATCATACAACACTTCGTTGATAATGTAGAGATTCATTTGTTTCGGTAAAGATGAACAATAAGAAGAACATTTCCCGCTCCCATGAGATAACCGAGCAGGACGAAAATACCAGTGATCATCAGAGGTAGAACTAATTACCTCTACATTATAAACACACTTTGGGAATAGGGAAAGGGGTGTTGTGACAGTTCTCAATCTGTCCTTGGATTGCGAATATGAGTATCTCTGGTAGTAAAGTCCCGATTTCTTCCTTTATTAGGTTGGAATCCATGAGACTGATAGAACTTCTGAAGTTTTGCTTTCTTTCCTTTCTCTGGTGCTTGATTGAGAGTAATTCTCTTATTTTGTTTGTCCGCATACTTTGAGAGTCCTTTCATAATACGAGATCCAATACCTTTGTTTCTCTCTTCAGGTGGAATCCAGATATTGTTCAAACGAATATCACCAGATCGATCATGAGAAGCATCAACATTCACACCACGATACCTTTTACCATAGGCACGGGAAATCTTATTCAGAACTTCTTTTGGCGATTTGGCATCTTTTGCTTCTTGTATAAACTGAGAGAATGTTTTCATGGATTTGTAAATTCGTATTCGGTATCTGATGGTAATGGAGTTAATCTTCCCTTACCTTTTCTTTTTTGTTTTGTATTTAATTGTCGTCCAACCTGTGCAAATTGTTTTCCAGTTTTAGGATTCATTTCACCAAATCCTGCTCTTTGATATAACTTAGATCTTGTGTTTTTCTTTGTCTCACCCTTTTGATCATCATACTTATTATTCTCAGTAGGACGATTAGTGACAACTGATCCATGTGGAAGACGATGTTCGACATCTTGTTTCCATACATCTTTTGCTGCACGAACTAACTCATTTCTTCTTTCTGGATTTTTTTCCAGTTCTGATGGTTTATCACTATGATTCCAAGTGACATTGAAGACTCTCTTTCCATCTTTTGTTCTTCCATGATGAGTCACATTATAATAAATTCCAGATTCTTTATCACCCACTGACATCCATCCTGGGCCACCAGTAACATCACTTTGTGTAGAAGAATGACGATTCAATTCTGGATTATCTGCACCGTGTCGAACATATCTTCTTGTTCTCATTTGTTGCAGTACTTTCTTTGTTTTTGATGAATATGGTCTTTCATCACGATCTTCTGCCTTTTGTTCTGGGGTTTTTCCTGATGGCAACTTCTCATCAGGAGAATAATACTTTTCTGCAAGTGCAAGAAACTCTTGAAATGTTTTCATTTTCTTTTTCGTTTTGGTTGTGTTTTTGATCTTCTTGTTTTACCTTTTGCTCTAAATGTTGGTGATGGATTGCGATCAATTGATTTGTTTGCAACTTCTTTGTCCAAAATAATATAAGATCCTTTATTTCCTTTTATTGGTTCATCATGCCCACCATGAGCATCAGGAACCCTAATCACTTTTGATCCATCACGAATTGCTTCTCTTGATTGTTTGAAAGAATCTTTTGGGCGATTTCGATCATTTACTAAATCATCATCTGAAGAATTTCTCATCCAATCTTTAATTCTTTTACCATAATTTTTTGGCGAATCTATATTAGTAACCTCAGGATTTACCAGTTTAAAGTGAACTCTTTTTGATCCATAGTCTGCACCAACTCTAGATGATGGTGTAGTATAAACAACATTCATTCCTTTATCATGATAAGTGCCATCACTACGAGTTCCTTGTCTAAATCCAGTATCATGAATATCTCTTATTGCACTGGAATTATTATAATGCGCCGTGCGAAGAACTCTCATTCTTCGTGCTTCAGTGATAAACTCAGAGAATGTTTTCATGATTCTCCTTTAAAATCTTGAATTCTTTTTTGAATCTTTGCAGAACGACTGGTAGATGCATCAATCAGTGCATCAGAAGCACTTCTGACTTGTTTTGCTTTTTTTCTTGCTGACTTGACAAGTTTTTCTTTTTCTTTTTTTACTTTAGGTCTGAATCTACCCAATGGTTTCTTTTTTAATTCTTTCATTCTTGCACCTTGCAATTGAATATCTCTTGCAAGTTCACCAACTCTTTTTTTAACTCTCTCTTCTTTTTCAGGAGTTAAAGGTACAAAATCTTCTCTAACCTCAAAATCTAATTTTCTTCGTTTTCTTTTTGGTGGTGAAGTTGATTCTTCTTCTCTTCGACTTGCGGACTTAGTTTTTGATTTTCTTGGATTTGTAAATGGTTGTTCTCCATGTTGAGCAACAAGTCTTTCCCATGTACTCTTATTCTCTGGAGTCATACCAGAAGACTCGTTAACATTCTCTTCTTCATCATCAACCCTACGAACAAAATGACGATATCCACCAATCTCTAGATCTAATTTATCTGCTCTGCGCTTTGCTCTCTTTTTGTTCTTATAAGGTTTTCCAAGTGGTCTTGGTTCTGAATCACTGGGTCCATGAGGATCTGGACCATAAATCTGATAGGGTCTTTCAACAATCAGATATGCCTCAATCATGAATTGTTCAAAAGTCTTTAATTCACTCACATAACCACCACCCATTGCTTTGCGAATTGCATCAACTGCTTGAGTACGAAGTTGTCTTCTTTTTTCTCCCTTACGAACTAATCCTTGCTTTTGTGCTTCGATATTTGTGCGTTCTCCTTTTTTCTTTGCTTTTTGCAGTTTTTCATATTTTCCTTCTGGGTTATCACCAGAGAATTCTGCCCATCTACGATCTTCTGGTGATGATCCTGCTCGTGGTTTCTTTTTTCCTCTTTCACTGCGATGAGCACTTTTTCTCTGACGATCTAATGAATCGGCATGAGGTCTTGTACCTGGTTTTGCCCATGTAATATTCTCTCTTTCCGAATCCTGGTGAGTATCTCCACTACTAAAGCGCCCTCTTCTGGAGGACGCCTTTCTCATTGCAGTAGTTTTTGAACTTTCACCCTTTTTTTCTAAATATTCGTCTTGTTTATTACCTTCGTTGATCATTTGTACAAATACTTTTATGAGTATTTATTAAAATAATGCCCTGGATTTATATGATGGAGGTGGAAGATCCTTTTGTAACATGTACGCCAACTTTCTTTCTTTGTTAATTTGAGAAGGAGAAGGTACATCATGCTTTCTTCTCATTCTCTCCCTCTCATAAGTTTTATAGTTCCCACTACCAGCGTCTTCTGCTAACTTTGGTGACTTTTTCTTGAGTGGTTCAAGATACTTTTCTTTCCAACCTGCTGGTGGTGCAGATGGTTCTGGTTGTGGTTTGGGTTTATAGGGTTGATAGGGTGACCCACCACTTTCCATCATAAACTGTGAAAAGGTTTTCATTTTTTATTGTTATTTAGAAAATTGGCGTGAGAGAAAACCCTACGATTAACAAACTTGATTATAGTTTCATCATTTTGCAGAACAAATCCTTCATGATTGATCTGATTGCCATTTAGATAGGCGTTTGGTGCATATTTTGCTCTGCAGAATTGTAGAAAATCAAGTTTAATACTTACAGCAACTTTCCAAAGAGAAATTAAAGGTGAATTATCAAACTCTTCAGGTACAATTTCACGATCTTCCCAAATACAACTGTTAATTTGTTTCTGAATAATCTTTGCTTGTTGAGGTGTTGCAAACTGAACAATTGTTGACATTTGTTTGATGAAGTTGACAACATCTACAAAATCATTAGGATCAATTAGTTGTGTCGCTTGAGAATTGACAAAATACACATTATCATCAGATTCAAATTGAGGAGCGGGCCCTATAACATAAGCATCCTTCAACTGAGTTTTCGTTTCCCATTGAGTGTGAACCGTAACAATTAATTTCTGGTGAATTACCTCTGGAAAACGATACGAAATGGTATTAGGTTGAAAAGTATCAGAACCGCCAGAACCGATATAATCGCATTGAAAGATAGAATTTGTGCGAGGTAGATAATCAAAACAATCGTGAAGAATGTCTGCAACCTCACCTTCAAAGTGCGTGTCAATTTCTTCATGAGAATGGCAAAGTTTGATTTTTACTTTGTTAAATGCAGATTTGGTGGATACAAAAAACTTATCATTGGCAGGGTTTTTTCCAAAGACCACGGCAGGACTACCATCGATTTTTGTAGAAAGATGATAGTCACTAAGAATCGCATTTAAACCGCGAAAGTCTCCTGTAAGAATGAGATCTTCGAAGTGTTCTTGATGAAGATTTTTCACGATTCAGTTATTGTTATATGGAGGATTATCAAAACGTTTCATCCAAAGTGCATGAGATCGTTCACGAAGTTCTAAAATCATATTATATTTTTGCTTCGTAGGAGAATCATCGGGCAGATCAAAGATCTCACTATATCCAATAAAATCATAGGCATCAAGAGCATGATTTAAAATATCATTGAAAGTATCATGTTCTTCGAATGAAAATTCAATTGTGACTGGTTTTTGGTCACAATAGTTACTTTCATTCAGTTCAATCATTGCTGGATCCAAGAAAATTACCTCATTGATTACAAATACATTATACTGGACTTGGGAGACCAGAAGCAAGGATTATGTGCCAGTTTGCATATTGTCACATTTTATATGAATTACTGGTGGTTGATTATTATTCCAATGTCTTACAGCATTCGCAATAATAAACCCATTTGTAATTAAGTATGATAGAAAGATAACAGTACGAATCGCTGCTATCTTATCAGACTCTTTATCACACTTGGATGCTTTCTCTCCTAATGCTTTTGCCCACCATCTCCAAGCACTTTTATTCTTCATAGACTGATTGCCTTGACCTTACATATGTTAACTCTTTCCATTGATTATTATAGCACAAGACTAATAACCGATTATTCGCATGAATCGGCGCTGCTTTATAATTCACCTTATCTTTGGGAGTGACTGATGCTTCAATTGTAATGTACTCCTTATCAACAAAGTATATCCATCCTTCTACTCCTTTCGTCCACCTTACATAATCATTTACCTTGGGAACATACATCTTTCTAAGGGTGTTAGATTGATTGGCATTGCAGTATAAGGAGTGGTATCAGTAATGTCTACTTTATCTCCTACCTTTGAACTATTAACTGGTGCGTAATAACATTTGGTCTTTGAGTTGTAAAATCCCCATATAGTGCGTACAGACTTCCCAAGGTTATAATCATATAAAGCATGATGCCGTAACCAGATTGAGGTGATATTCCTTTTAAAGGATTCAGTTTCATAAGAATAACCTTTGGGTGCCTTGTGTGGGAATTCAGGAATCATAAACTGCTCGGAGATAACTTGGGTTATATCCTGCGGAGAGGTAATAATTCAAACGCTCATCACATTGCTCTTTCGTCAACTTTTGTGCATTCTCTTCAATCAGTTCCCATCCATTCGTAAACAACTCTTCAATACGATACAATTGTGTCATGTGGTAAATGCCTCCAGGATTCCAGACTCGTAATCATCTTGTAGTTTAAACTTCTGAGCATTAACGACTCTTTCCATAATCAGGTTGGTATATCGATCATCAAAAGACTCTTCTTCAGATAGAATAGTAAATGCTTCGGCATCGTTGGAAGCAATCAGATTAATCAGACCACCATATTCAGAAGAAGGAAATGGCACCCAGTAGTCAACAATATAAAGAGATTTCATTTGTCGTGTTAAATTACTCCTTGATTTTAGTATGAGGTTGAGTATTTGTCAAGCAGTATAGTTGCCTTTCAATTTCATACTTAATAGGCAATAGATGAGAAGCAAAGAAACCAGCATACTGACCGTCCTGTAGAAGTTCGTAAATGTTATTGACTTGTTGTAATGCAAGAATCAGTTTAGTCTGCTTATTCATCAGACAAACTCCTGTAGATAATACTCAGTGCTTACATTCATTTCTTGTGCTTTTTGTTG